GATATTTTCAATAATAGGTATGAATAAATAATCATATCAGACCCCATGGGGCTTTACTATAGGAGATTATTCTATCAGTAGTGGTTTACCTATTAGTACATGTAGAATCACATTGTATCGCTCTTATATTGCATTATATGGTCATATATGATATAGTTTATACACGAGCAGTCACTTCCTTGGTCCTATGTTTGATCTCTGTTCGTATCACAATGTATACAGAAAAGCCATCATCTTATTCCTTTCAATGGTTGTTTTTCTGTATTTAGGACAAGATCAGTTGAATTTGTGTCCCAGAATGATACAATAGAACTGGAGAGTAACATCTCCATGACAAATCCCTTTCCTTATGTATACCAAATAAGCAGGAATTCACGGTATCCTGCTTTTTTGGTGGTTTTATTTGTGAAATATTAACTTTTTTTCACATTCTAAAAGTTTTTGTGCACAAATTCTTATATATGGTATAATTAAAGTAGCTAAAGAGCTATAGGGAGATATTTATGGAAGACACTAAGGTTATTGAATTTAGAGCTATGAGTAAGGCAGCTGACTTGATTAAGGTCCAAATGGACAACGCATACAGCGATTGGAACAAAGCAATGGTTGTTGGAGACACTGCAGCTATGTATGAAGCACAAAAGAGATTCAACACTATCCATCAAGTTTGGGAAACTGTAATGGAAGCAGCAAAGGAACTTATTACTATCAAGGAGAACCAATAATGAACGCAGAGAGAACACTAGGGAATTTATCACATTTCCTACCAGGATTAGAACCTGAGTTGTATGTTAGAATCGCATTTGAACCTGATTCATACATTTTTGAAGATGATCCAAATCGTAGAGAAAAGGTTGGACACATCTACGAAGGTACAGTTTATCATTTTATGAGTGAATATCCTGCAAGAATTCTTGATGAAAACTATGTTATTGCAGTTCTTGCTGGAGATGAAACGAAAGGAATTGATGCATATATCGTGTGCATCTCATTATAGGAGTTATCTATGAAAACTATTATGGAAATATTGGGTTACATATTTATTGGACCATGGGCTTGGTTATTAAAACAACCTGAATGGGTATCAGTATTACTTATTGGAACTTTATTTGTTATTTACATTATCTCTGAAAAGAGAAATGTTAAGAAATAGTGAAAGGAAAATTTATGGAAGAAAAACAAACAATTATTAGAAGAGCGCTTGCAGATGCTGCTCAAAGGGTTCGTGATTACGCCGATCACGAATACTATTCCACTTTAACAAAGATGGAAGAAGGTCGCTGTTCCGTTAGGGAAATGCAATATCGTATGGGCAAAGAAAAAGCTTTTGAAGAAGTTATTCAATTATTGGAGGAGGGTATTGACTAATGTCAGAACAAATCAAGACAAAGTTCCAAAGACTTTATGAAATCAATGTCAATGACAAAGTAGAAAAGAAACAAGACTTATCTTACTTATCTTGGGCTTATGCTTGGAAAGAATTCAAGAATGTATGTCCAGATGCAACTTACACTTTATGGCGCAACACAAATGGAGCTCCATACTTCAAAGATGAATGCGGATATATGGTTGGAACATCTATCACTGCTGATGGTTTGACTTATGAAATGTGGTTGCCAGTTATGAACCACGACAACAAAGCTATGAAAGAAGAAGAATATCAATGGTATGACAAATACAACAAACCGCACAAAGTTAATGCTTGTAGTATGTTTGATGTAAATAAAACAATTATGCGTTGTTTAGCAAAGAATGTAGCAATGTTTGGATTAGGTTTATACATTTATGCTGGAGAAGATATTCCAAATGCTGATGGAGAAACAAACCTATCAAATGAAGATGCAACATTTGAATACAATTTTGGACAAGCAAAGAACGAAGTACCACCAGAATGGGAAACAAGAAATGCAACACCAATGCAAATCTTAAAAGTGAAAGAACTTATTAAGATGGGAGTTGCCAACGAAGAAAAAATGCTTGAATATTATGGAATTGAATCAATTGATTCTCTTAACTACAATCAAGCGTTAGAAATTATTAGTAAACGAGGCAATAGAAATGTATAGAAAGTATATTCCTGATTTATTTGCTTCAGTTAAACCTGATGAAATTATTCAACCTTCTTGGGTAAGATACCTTGCTCATGGTTGGGAAAGTGCTGATAATGATATTGTTACATTTAGAAAATACATAGCTGGAAATTATGATTTTGATTTCGCAATAAATCAATTTAAGAAAAATAATAATATGCCGTATTCAGTTCAAATTCCACAATATGAATTTGATCATTGGCTATATTGCTTAGGATACATGGTTGACTATTCTCCAAAGTACAGAGAGTCATTCGACATAATTAAAAAGAACCAAAGGGAAGGAAGACACATAGTTAAGTTGAGAACATTAGCAAGTGGAAAGAAAGTTTATACTTGTTCAGTATGTTCTCACAAGTTGCCATCAAGAGATGTAGAAACTTGCCATGTATGTGGAACTAAACTATATTATGTAGATGGGTATTACGAACTTTATGCAAAGCGATAGTATTATGAAATTAAGAAAGTACATTGATAAAAAGATTAAAGAAGATTCAGAATTTGCAAAAGATTATCAAAGAGTAGTCGATACTGGAATCAACATTGACAAGAAACTTGATTCTTATGTAACTAGCCAAGCAAGAGTATTCTTGAAAAATCAAAGTGGTTTTGTTACTGATAGCCAAGTATTCAATTGGGTGTTTGATTTCTTCCACGATTACGATGCCAATTCACCAAAACAACAAGTTAAACAAGTTGTTGAAGATGATGAAGAAGATGAAGAAGAGTGTGTAGAATGTAAACCAGTAGTTGCTAAACCACAACCACAACCAAAAAAACAAGAATCTAAAAATTACGAAGAAGTATCATTATTTGAATTATAAGAAAATAGCAACCGCCAATAAGTATAGAATTTACTATTCACATATTGGCGGTGATTCTTATAGGTTCTTGTGTTCCGAATGTGGTTCAAGTTGGGTTGGAACAAAAAAAGATTTAATAGAATACAAAAGATTCCATCATTGTCCAAAATGTTTCAGTTCTATTAAGACAAGAGACAATGACAAATACGATGAGAGTGGAACATCTATCTATTATGAAAAAGAATATCACGAAGGTTATTTAATAGAATACTGGGTAAATAATTCAATACTTTATCAAAAGAATCCAATTTTAGTTTATAGAATTACAAGCGAAAATACATGCGAATATAGAATGATAACAATTCACTATGTAATGAATGTTGGTTATAGATATTACTATGTTCCAAGTAATTCGCAATGGGTCAAAAAAAGATACCACTCATACGCAAGATTAAGTGATATGTTTATAAATGCAAATCCAAGACCTGTTAGAACTAAAAGAGAAGAAGTAGAATTTGCATTAAAAGAATGGGAAAATGCTCCGATCGTTAAAGATAATCAAATTAAGATGTTCAAAGATAATCCAATTTGCTTTGATGTAGTAAATGCTATTATTGGATTCAACATTACCGATTACAAAACTATCCGCAAATGTTTAAACTACATTTTAGGACAATTCGTAAGAGGATTTGAAGAAGCTTATAAAAACAAATTGACAAGTTATGACTTAGAATACTTAGCGAGTCAAAACATATCAATAATTGACTATATCGATTACCTGGGAAATATGAGATTTGTAGGATTAAAAAACAAGCATCCAAAGAATTTCAGAATAACCGATTACGATGTTGCCGAACTTGCTCAAGAAATGAGAGAATGTGAACATCTTGATGAACAAAATAAAAAGATGGGAAACTTGTGTGAGTTATATCCATCAACTGAATTTGTTTATAACAAAACAAAGTATTATATTGTTCCGTTCAAAACATCTTATGAAATAAGCGATATAGCAAAAGAATTCCATAATTGCATTAGAACTTATATAGACAAATACATAAATAGAGAATGTGTTCTATATAAATGTTATACTGATAAAGGCAATATTGCTTGTATAGAGTATTCTAAAGGCAATATAAGACAAGTTCGTGGAAAGTATAATAAGAATGTCAAAGAAGAGAAAAAAATCGTTAAAACGCTTCTAAATGCGTTAGGAGGAAAAGAATGTTAAACAATGTAAATTTATTAGGCAGAATTGGGAATGATTTAAGTGTTAAAGCATCTCCAAGTGGTGGCAAATCACTAAATTTCTCATTAGCGGTTACAAGAAATAATGATGTAACTGAATGGATCAATTGCGTTGCGTTCTCAAAGAATGCTGAATCAATTGCTTTATATTGCAAGAAAGGTTCACAAATTGCAATCACTGGTTCTATTCACACTGGTTCTTATGATAAGATTGGCGGAACAGGAACATACAAAGTTTATTTCACTGAAATTTGGGTTGATAAATTCACTTTATGCGGAAGTAAAGAATCAGCTCCAGTAGAAGAAAAAACAAGTCCGTTAGAGAATAACATTACCGCCGATGAATTGCCGTTCTTATGCCCTTAAAAAGGCTTAGAATGGTATATTTATTGAATGAATATGATATAATATTTATATAATATTCAAACAAAGGAGAAAGCAAAATGACAAAGGTAAAAATCCTTATTAAAGAAGAAAATGATGCTATTACTCTTACATGCGAACCATATATTTCAAGAGGTTCAGTAAAAGAACAAAAGATGGGCGCAGCTATTACTGTTAAAGTAAATGAAATGCTTGAACAATTAAGTAAAGAAATGGCAAAGCAAGAAAAAAAGGAAGGTTAGTGTATGAATTGGCTAAAAGCATTATTTGATATAAAGAATGCAGCTAAAGTAGTCAAGTCTCTTAAAAAAATCTTTAAAGCCATTAACAATGGTGAACAAGTTAAATTCAAGAAACCAAAATTAAAAAAAATCATAAAGAATTTAATATTTGAAAATGATGATAAAGAAACAAAAGATGAAGAAAAAGAATCATCACCATTAAAGGATGAATTCCTTGAAGTTATTGATTCTATGGAAGGTGAATTTGGTTCAGTATTTGGTTCATTAGATTTTATGAGAGAAGATGTAATGAATATGACTGATGAAGAACTAGAAAACTTAAATAGTGATTCAATAGTTGCCAAATTGCATGATGCATATAATGCTTATTCATCAAGTGCAAGTGAAGGATTAAAAAAAATGTATGAATACTATGCAGATGCAGTAGTTTCAAATTGGAAGAACTTGGTAAGTTACTACAAAGATTAGGAGAGAATTATGAAAACTACTTATGTGGGCTTAATTATGGATTATGAAGCAAACAAGTTTGAAATTATTGGAGATAAGAAGTTTGATGATTTCAATTCGTTAGTAGAAGATTTATTCAGCACAAGATGGAAATATACTAGATTCTTAATGTTAAACCTAAATGAATTCATTAAGAGATTAAACTATGAGAATGCAGGATATACCAAAGAAAAACTGAAAGAAAATACTTATACTGAACGAGGAAGAATTGGAGCGCTAGTATATAAAGCAAAAGTAAAACACAATAAAAGAAATAGAGTGTTTGAAGATGTAGAAGCAAAAATGGGTACTTGCGATGTCCAAGAAATAATGGACCATTGCAAACTGAATGTTGGATTAAGAATGTTTATAAAAATGTGTGCTGACTTATTCACACAATACAATATTACAAACACTATTGCTTCAAGCGCTATAGAACTATTTAGAACTCGTATGAAGAAGAAATTTGGCAATGACTTATATTCTATCTTCTACGATGAATATTACGCTAGAAATCGTGGAAACAAGTATATAGATAGATTCTACGAATTGTTAGCAAAACATAGAAGTGGTGGTTTGATTTATTGCAATACTGATGAATCAGTTCACGATTATGTTTATGTATATGACTTTAAATCTTATTATCCATCACTAACAAATACTATTAACTTTCCTGTTGGTTCTCCACGACACTATATCAATAGCGCAAAAGTAAAATATCGCTATAGACAAGAAAATCAAGTTGCGTTCCAATGGGTTAAAGTCAGTAGAATTAAACCTAAAAGCAAGAATGTTATTCCGCTTAGGTTAACGAGAACAAAATACATTTTAACTGGTAAGCAATTACTAGATAAAAATGAAAGCTATGAAATGCTATTGTCGGATATTGAAATTGAGTATCTAATCAAAAACAATAGTGTTAAAATAGAATATGGTGAATATTGGTTATTCAACACAAGAAATGATTTATTCAAAGATTTTAATGATTTCTTATATGAGAAGAAAGAAAGCACCAAAAAAGAAGGTAGGATGTTAGAATCCTACATATTCAAGATTATGATCAATTCATATCTTGGAAAACTTGCTGTTAAACCATCGTACTTCTATCAAGACTTTGGTTCAAGTTATACATTGAAAGATTCAGCAGGTTATGCTTACTTACTAGCTTATGCTAGAATAAATATATCTAATACGGTAAACGAACTTATGAAAAAGTTTGGCAGAAAGTATTATTTATACACTGACACTGACTCAATACATTCAACATTAACACCAAATAAGTTTGCTGAACTTAGCGGAATCAAGTTAGGTAGTGAAATGGGATGTGTTGATGTTGACAAGTTTATGATTAAAGCTTCTTATTGGGGATTAAAGAATTACCACTATTTAGATGAAAGATGGCAAATAAAACATGTCCGTTCTGGGAATCTAAAGAAGCAAACTAAACTTGAGCAAGAAGAAAAGTGTCGCAAAATATTTGGTTTGGCTACCCACTAAAAATTCATGGAGGAATTAAAAGTGAAAATAAAAGAAATATTGAATGCATTAGTAGCATTCTTTGCAACAGTAGTAACTGAATTATTAGGTGGTTGGGATTATGCTTTACAAGCATTAGTTATCGTAATCATTATCGATATGATTTCTGGTATTATGAAAGCTATCCACAATAAAGAAGTATCAAGTTCAATATGCTTATTTGGGTGTTTGAAAAAAATTGGATACATCTTATTGGTCGCATTAGCAGTGGTATGCGACAACTTATTCAATACTGGTGATGTTGTTAGAAACCTTGTTATTTATTTCTTAATCGCAACTGATGGTATCAGTATTTTGGAAAATATGGGCGAGATAGGTTTACCTTATCCCGCTTTTCTTAAAAAGATACTCATTCAATTAAGAGAAGAATCTAATAATGGAGAGCAACGAGAACTTAGTGAAATTGAGCAAATGATTCACGATATGGGACAAGTTGAAGAAGAAAAAGAAGAAGAGGAGAAGTAATTATGTTTACACCTAGAAAAAAAGCACCAGAAAATTTTAATCCATTATGGACAAAAAAAGGTTATGGAAATGGCGTATCGCCATGTATTTTAGGTAAACCATCTCGTTGGGAAGGTTCTAATTTATCAAATTGTGTAGGATATGTTTATGGTCGTGCTTGGGAAGTTCTAGGAAGACAACCAAATGAATTAAACTATACTAAAGCAAAAAAACCAGGGTCAGCTTGGACTTGGTATGATCAATGCCAAAAGCATGGTTTAAAAGCAGGAAGCACACCAAGACTAGGCGCTATTGCATGTTGGAAAAAAATTAGAAAAACCGATGGGTCAATAGCATCAGGTCATGTTGCTTTTGTAGAAGAAGTATATCCAAACGGAACTTGTTTAATGTCAGAATCAGCATACGGTGGATATAAATTTAGAACTTCTAATAAAGGAAAAAATATGGATAAAGGAGAAACTGCCATATATAAATGGATATTCCAAGGATTTATATATTTGCTTGATGATGAAGAACCAAAAGAAGAATTGCATAAATTAGATGAAGTTGAAATAGTGGGTAGAGGCTATTCAAATCCTTCTGGAGAAGATGGGCATAAAGCAAGTTCTAAGATAATTGGGTGGCATGGAATAATTAAAAGAATATTAAAAAATGAACCTTATCCATATTGCGTAGCAAGAAATGGAATTGCAATTGCGTGGTTTAAGAAGGAAGAATTAGTTAAATGCAAAAATCAACAATAAAACTAAAATGGGTTAGTTCTAACCGAGCAGAGAGTACCGGTCTCACAATGAGACAAACAGCGCCAACAGTAAATGATCCAAGCGTATTATGCTATACATCTCAGTCGAGTGGTGGATATAACAAGTACAGAAATGGTTCAGGCACAACACAACAATGGACAGGTTGTGCCTTACCAAACTGTACATCTTACTCTTATGGAAGAGCGTGTGAGTTCTTAGACACAACAGTAGTAGATTTACACTGGACAGAAGAGACTCCAGGGGTATCAGAAGCAATGTATTGGTTTGGAAACAATAAAGATAAATACGATGCAAATCTTGGAGGTTATCCATATTTAACAACTGAACAAGCATTAACGATGTTCGCAAGAGGCGGTAAGGTTGTTAATAGAAAAGATAATCCATTCACATTTGCTGGATGCATCGCTTGTAAAAGTGATGGAAACCATGTTTATTTTGTTGAAAAAGAAATCATTGTAAAAAACGAAAATGGAGATGATACTTGGCAATGGATTACAAGTGAATCAGGCGCAGGTTCAAGTCCATATTTTTGGAAAACTGATACTGTAGATCCACGCATAGATGTCTTTAATTCTAGCGGAAATGGTGTTATAATATTACCAAGGAATATCGTTAGATTTCTAAAGAAATTCCCTTGGGTATTATATAAGAATATTATTTATTAGGGAGGTTATATTATGCCAGATATTAACTTTGAAGAAGTAGTACAAAGCATGAAAACTAAATTGGATGAAACATCGGGTGCTAAGATTAGTGATGAATTAGTTACTATCTTAGGAATGTATAAAGGTCAAGAAGAAGAATTGAGTAAGAGACAAGAAACAATCAACTCACTTCAGCAAGATAAAGATGAATTGCTAAAAGTGAATGGTAGATTATTCCAAAAAATAGGATTTGAAAAAGAACCTGAGAAATCTCCAGTGATTCCAGGAACTAAAGAAGAACCAAGGCTTAAACTCGAAGATCTTATTGATAGTAAGGGAAATATCAAATAGACAAAGGAGGATAAATAAGTATGTCTTATGAATTATTTAACCTTGTAAGACAAGAAGCTTCAGGCAACTTTAGAGAAGTTGTTCCTGCTGCTACACCTTACAACATTGCCGAATTAGGCGCAATTATTGCAAGTGGTAACTATCAACCAACTACAAACGAATTTGTTAATACTTTAATTAACAGAATCTCATTGACAATGATTAGAAACAAATCATTCTCAAATCCATTAGCTATGTTCAAAAAAGGTTCTCAACCTTTAGGAACTGCTATTCAAGATGTTTATACTAATCCTACTGAAGCAGAAGCTTATGAATTAACTACTGCTGCAATGGCAAAATTATTACAAATGTCTAAACCAGATACAAAAGTTGTTTACTACGAAAGAAATAGACAAGATTTGTATACTAAAACTATCGCAAGAGAAGCATTACAAGGCGCATTCGTTTCTTGGGAAAAATTTGATGAATTCGTTGCATCAATTACTAACTCTTTATATGCTTCTAACTACATTGATGAATTCAAATATACTAAGGGTTTAATCGATGCAGCATACGACAACGATAAAGTAATTGTTGAAACAGTAAGCGCTGTAACAAGTGAATCTACTGCAAAAGAATTACTAAAGAAGATGAGAGCACTTTATACAAAGATGGCTTGTCCTTCAAGCGATTACAATGCTTATTCTAAGTATGAAAGTGGTGCATCTATTACTACTTGGACTGATCCAGAAAGATTAGTTGTAATTCTTCCTGCAGATGTTGCAGCTGAAGTTGATGTAGAAGCATTAGCAGCAGCATTCAACATTGACAAAGCAAACTTCATCGGTCGTGTTATCACAGTAGATAAGTTTGAAAATGAAGAAATCCAAGGTATCATTTGTGATGAAGCATGGTTACAAATTTATGACAATGTATTCCGTTTCGATGAATTCTACAATGCTAGAACAATGACTTGGAACGAATACTTACATGCATGGTCAACTTTCGCATTATGTCCATTTGCTAATGCTGTTGTATTTGCTACTGCTCAACCAAAACCAGCAACTGCTGTTGAATTCCAAATTAGCGGTACAAAGAAAACATCATTAACTCTTGAAAAGGGTGCAACTTCTGGTAATGTATTATCAGTTGTTAAGACTCCAAATGATGCTACTTCAGAAGTTGTATCAGTTGTATCAAGTGATGAAAGATATGTTATCGCAACATACGCATCTGCAACTGGTGTAACAATTGATGCTGAAGAAGTTGGTTCAGCAACTGTTAGATTAACGCTTGACAATGGTGTATATTGTGAATGTGTTGTAACAGTAACTGCTCCAGCAGAAGAATAAATAACTAATATGGTTTATAGGGAGTTCCATTTCAAAACTCCCTTCTTTTCTTAAAGGAGGAAAGATAAATGAGCATAACAATGCAACCTAGTGCAAAAATAACATTTTGCCATGTACCATTTGAAAGCGATGGTAAACACAATTTATATTTCAAACCAACACAACAAAAGACAAGTGCTCAATTGAGAGATGAATACTTTGCAGCACTTACAAGCGATTATGATGTTTACGATTTTACATACATTCGTAAAGATTCAAGCATTAAGGTAAACCTAAACTACGAGCTCATGCAAAGGTTTAATTATTGCTACTATGTAAACTATACAAGTTCTGGTAATCCAGCAACTATTACTGACCAAGGTTTCAGCACTACATCAAGAAAGGTGTTCTGCTATATTACTGCTTTGGAATATGTAAACGAAAACTGTACAAAGGTTTATATTAAAACTGATGTATGGAACACATTTATTACTGAAATTTGTGGAGACACTTCTTCTCAAAGTTATATTGAGAGAATGCATGTATCCGATGACAGTATCGGAAAGAATTTAGTTCCAGAAGGATTAGAAACTGGAGAATATATTCCAAATCAAGAATTAACACATTCAACAATAAATCCTACGGCAAATATTCCATGGACTGATGGAGCAACACCTGAATCAACAGGAACTACAAGATTAGACTTGGGAGGAATGATAATGGTAGGAACTACATCAATAATTGGAACTGTAGGAGGTTCAGGGCAAGTTAAAAGCATTGGTAAATCATTTAGTGGCTTATATTATGTTGGATTTGCTCAAGTAGAAGATGCAATTGCATACTTAAATTATGCTGATTCATTAGGCAAAGGAGATGCAGTATATACAATATTTATGTGTCCAGCTTCTATGTGTGGAGCAACTAAATGGCTTAGACAACAATGGGTTTATAATGGCGGCCATGAATGCTTTGTATTACAAAATTCAGCGCTACCAACATCTATTCAAGAATTAACAGTATCAGTTGCAACAGCAAATACATTTAAGTCAACAACTTCAAACACTACTTATACTCCAAAGAATAAAAAACTTTATACTGGAGATTATAACTACATTATGGCAACTGATCATAATGGTCATTGTGGAACATATAACTACGAATACTTTTCATCGCAAACATCGATTAAGTTTGATGTAAAAGGTGTAATGTCTCAAGGTTGTTCAATTACAATGATTCCAAAGAATTACAAGAAGTTAGCAGACAATTACAACGAAATGTTGAACTTTGTTAAACTACCAACTTGCGCATGGACTACTGATACATACACAAACTGGTTAACTCAAACAGCAGTTTCAAGAGAAACAGACTTAAATTATATTAAAGATAAAAATCTCTTAATTTCTAGCGCAACGAATGGTGTTAACTGGGGAGAAGCATTGAGAGCAGGTTTAATAGGTGGAGCAATTGGAGTTGGTGGGAGTGGTGCTATGTTTAGCCAAAGTGAAATATCTTCTACATCAACAACAAAAAACATTGGTTCAACTGCTGCAAACAACATATTAGGAATTACTGATTATCAAAAGAAAATTGATGATATTAACAACGTAGTTTATGAACATTCATTGATTCCACCAAAAGCAAGTAATGCAAATGCTACTGTAGATGTAAACTATGCTTTAGGTATTTGCGATTTCTATTTATATGCAATGCAAATAACAGCAGAGAACGCAAAGAGAATTGATGACTACTTTACACGATATGGATACAAAGTTTTGGAAAGCACAAACATTGTTCCAATTTTCTCAACAAGAAATGTATGGAACTATATCAAGTGTGTAGAATGTAACATTCATAGTGATAGCATTCCAGATGAATATACTGAAGAGATTAAAGCATTATTCACTAACGGAATCACACTTTGGCACGATGCTTCAAAGATTTATCACTATAATGAAACAAATGCAATTTCATAGTATTTATGGTATAATTTATATATACCAAACGAGCAAAAACTCGTAAGGAGAACACAACAGTGAAAAGAAAAACATTAACAACTGAAGCAATGGAAGTAAACAATAGAACTTACTTAGATTACTTCGATAGATTAAAACTAATCGCAACAAATAGATTCAAGTACAATGGATTAGATGAAGTGTTCGGTGTTGGTGCATCACGCTTCTTAGAAAACACTTTATTTGAACTTGGAAGAGCATGTGCTATTAAGGATCCTGAATTAGGCTACTTAATTTCAAAAGCAAATCCTAGCGATAAATTGAATGTATATAACCTACCAACTAGAATTATGGCTTGGAATATTGGTTACAATAAAGACTGGGACTTGGAAGATATTGTATTGATTTTCAATAATGAAATGCAAAAACCTACAAGTGCAACAGTTGAGATGTTCGCAATGAGACTGTATGAAATACAAAGAACAATGGATGTTAACCTTAATGCACAAAAGACACCAGTTCTAATTGAAGGCGATGACAAATCTATTCTTACTTTAGAAAATGTATATTCACAATATAGTGGAACGATGCCAGTTGTATTCGGTAATAAGAACTTTGATTTACAAAATAAATTAAATGTGTTGAATACACAAGCACCATACTTGCTTGACAAGTTAGCACTATACAAACACGAGATTTGGAACGAATGCTTAACTTTCTTAGGCGTTAACAATGCCAACATAGACAAGAATCAAGTCGTTCTAACAACGGAAGTCAATTCAAACAACGATTTAATCGACTACTACCTAAACGCATCTTATGCACCACGAAAGCGCGCCATAGATGCAATTAACGAGAAGTATGGATTAAACATTGAAATTGAAATGAATAAAGACTTACAAATGCTTACTGCACAAGCTGCACAAAGCATGGGATTAGGCGAACAACCTAACGAAGGAGAAATGTAATGGCTCAATATACAGTAACTATTAGAGACTTGGTTGCAAACGGATTTGATTTGGGCTTACAAGATTATCCAATTTATGAAGAAGCATATAGAGAAACATTGAATAATAAAATTATCAATCACTATATGATGAGCGAAATCGGTCAAGAAACACCAGGATTATTCAAATTATACTTAAACAACAAGATGAACGAAATCATGCCAAAGTATAATATTATGTATCAAGCATTAGCAGAATATATTGAAAGCGAGAATCTACTTGGTAATATCAATATCAAAGAAACTAAAGTGGAAACTCAAAACAAAGATATTCAAAACTCTGGTGCTGATACAAACAGTTCAAGTGGAACAACTAATCAAGATAATAAGAAATTATATCAAGATACTCCACAAGGAAACTTAGGAACACTTGATTTCGAGAATCAACAATGGGCTACTAACCTAACTTTAGAAAAAGCAAACAACAACTATAGTTCAGTTGATACTATTACTAAAGGAACGAAAGTAGATGATGACACAACAATAAATTCTACTATTACTACTATTGGCGCTAATGGTAAGAAGTATAGTGTTGAAGTTTTGGACAAGATAAGGACTTCACTTATCAACATCGATGCACAAATTATCGATGACTTAAACGATCTATTTATGGGAATCTATTAAAAAGGAGAATAAAATGGCAAATAGACAAGTAAATTACACAATTCCTTTATACTTTGATCAATCTTTATCTTATCTAGAACTTGTAGGTAATTTAGAGGCACAATTCCAAGAAGTAAAGGACAAAACGGACAACCTATTACAAGCAATTACTTATAATAAGACAATCCACAAAACTCAAATCACAGGCGATTTAGATGTAACTGGAACAATTAGTGGTAACATTGAAATCGGTAGTGGTACTATTACCGCTAATGTTATCGGCGATTTAACTGGTACTGCCGATAAAGCATTAGAACTTGATGTTGAAGATACTTCAGCAACTAAACCAGTTAGATTCGTTGATGGTGTTCCTGTAGAGATTACAGGCTCATTAGACAATAATTGTGCTTCAGCCAATAAATGGGCACAACCTATTACAATTCGTTTAACTGGAGGAGCCACATCCGCTCCTATCACAATTGATGGTAGTGGTAATGTAACAATTCCTAACCAATTAGCTTATACACCTGAACCTGGTTCTATTTCAGAGATTCCAAATGACTTAGAAGTTAAAGGACAATTGACACTAAGCGCTGGAGAATCACCTTATGGTGAAGGTATCTATGTTGAAGCAGGAAATGTTGAAATTGCAGGAACTGGCAGTTTCATTGGTAATTTAGATGGTGTTGCTTCTTCTGCAACTTTGGCAGGAACTGCTTCTAAGTTATCAGTAAATGCAGGTGCTTCTGATACTCCAGTATACTTCAGCAATGGTGTTCCTGTTCAATGCGCTTCTGAATTGGCAGTAAACATTTCAGGTAATGCAGCAACGGCAACAAGCGCAACATCAGCAACAAATGCAACAAATGCAACAAATGCAACTTTAGCAAGAGGAACAACTGCTATACAATATGGAACTGAAAATGTATCATCGCATACATTCCCGGCTGGATATGTTGCACAAGCAGGAGATATTTACATCAAATACATTGATGAATAGGAGGCTTTATGAGTCAACTTATACAAAGCTTTGAATTTACTAAACCAACAGGATCAACTGCAGCTGTTGTAAGCAGTGTTGTTCACCATAGAATTGATATTATATTAAATAGCCAAGATAAAGCGGCAAAAACAAGCAATATAACTATCAATTCATATGTTTGGTATTTGTATACATCAGCAAATCCTGAAGTTTATTTATGTGCATCAGATTATAATCCGAAATTTGAATTATATTTGGGAAGTAGTATTGTTCATACTAAGGGAGGCGGAACTGCAGCAGCAAACAGAGTTAGAATCTGGGAAACAGCAACATCAAAAGGATATAATTCTTGGTGGTATGCCGCTAATCCAAAACATGAACAGTTAATTAACTCGTATACAACTACAGTTCAGCATGATGTAAACGGAGAATATTCAAACACTGTTAAATTAAAATTTACTCCTGCTCAATCATCATCATCAACAGTAATTAAATATAATGCTGCTGATTTTACAAGTACAGTATACACATTTGAATTACCGCAAATTAAATCAAGTGTTCCTGATGTTTATGATGGCAATTCATGGAAAGATGGAGATAAAGGTTGGGTACATGATGGAACTGAATTCAAAGAAATTGACAAAATGTGGGTACATGATGGAACTGAATTCAAAGAAGTAGCATAGTTTATAAGGCACTCACAAAAACTGTGAATGAGTTGTCCAGGCGCCACAGGTGAAGAACTTGCTGGGTAACTTGTCTCTTGGTTGAGCGTTTACAATTTGAGAGATAGCTTTGTAATATTAACATAGGTTTCTTAGGGAACTCTTCCTATTCAAAAAAAAGATCCCTTTAATAAAATGAATAAAGAAACTGAAAGACAACTAAAAGAATTGAACGAATGGTTTGCTCAACTTAACGAAGAAGAACAAATAATAGTTGAATTAAATGAATTGCTTAATAAAAAATGGAGTTATAGAGAAAGCGTTATGCCATTAAATACGAAACACTCTCCACAACTCGTTTTAATGGCAATAGAGAAACGAAACGAAAGATAATGACACAATATACATATAAAGTGAAAAGTGTCTTAAATCGCATTAAAAAAGGTCAATAAAATTATGGAAAATTCGGAATTAAATTACAACATATACTATGATTTCACAAAAGTTATGAGTTATAACAGCTTGTGGAATTTTATCTTAGGTGAGCGTGGTGTCGGTAAAACTTACGGAATATTGAAACACTGTATCCGTAGATTTATCCAAAAAGGTGAACAATTTGTGTATGTCCGTAGATATAAGACTGAACTAAAGGATTTTAAGTTGATTCTTGACCCATTTATCGCAAATGAAGAGTTCAAAGACCATAAATTAGAGATAAAAGGAATGAAAGTATATGTAGATAACAAAATTGCTGGTCATGGAATCCAACTATCCAATGCAATTACAAAGAAATCTACTCCATTTCCTATGGTTGGCAGCATTGTTTTTGATGAATTCATCATTGATAAGGGAAATATTCACTATATGACTAACGAAGTAACGGCATTTATGGAACTTTATGAGTCAATTTCTCGTTTAAGAGATGTAAGAACTTACTTCTTAGGTAACGCAATTTCTATCGCAAACCCTTATTTTATGTATTTTGGTCTTACAATTCCTTACAATAGCGATGTAAAAACCTTCAAAGACAACTTAATCTTGGTAAATTACATCAAAAATGAGAAATATCGTGAAGTAAAGAAGAATACGAGATTTGGTAAACTTATTGAAGGCACTACTTATGGATCGTACGCAATTGACAATAAATTCTTGCGTGATAATGATAACTTTATCCAACAAAAGAGCGGTCAATGTGAATCATTCTGTAATATCATCGTAAATGGTGAAACATACGGTGTCTGGAGTAAGAGCGATAAGAAAGAAGGAATGCTACTATACTTCAGCAAAGACTATGACCCAAACCAACAATTCGTGTTCACAACAAGCGATAAAGACCATAGCGAACTAACAAAGCTATTAACACCATCAGGAGAAGTAATGAAACGCATGAGATTCTTGTATCAAATATCTCACTGCAGGTTTGAGTCTCAGGTCATCAAGTCCGTGTTCACTCATTTTCTCTCTGTCCTGTGAGCAGTCAGTGCCCACATATACACCTTTTT